CTCCGCCGCAGCCGCGCCGTCCGCACCCCCAGCACATGCAGCTCCGGCGGAAACGGTTTCCCATCGTTGCCCCGCATCCGCACCGTCGAAATATGCGCGATCGTGGCCTGGTTCTCCCGGTCCATCGCCCGCGCCATTGCCTCCAGCACCCGCCGCCCATCCCGCATCCGCCGCAGCAACCCCTGCGCCTCCGACGTTAGCTCGACTCGCAGCTCCATCGCTCCCTCCCTCAGTCGCACACGTGCGCCAGCCGCCCCGGCTCCGGATACTGGTCAATCAGCTCCCGCAACGTCCGCCGCGTCACCCGCCGGTCATGCACCAGCTCCCGGTGCAGCATCCGGTCCCGCACCTCGCGCGCCCCGCGCCTCACGCCCTTCTCCCCGCGCTCCGTTTGCCTCGCTCGCATGTTCTGCCAGGTTGACCGGCGGCGGGCCCTCAGACCCGCCGCCAGTCGGTCTTCGCCTCGTGTTACGCCATCATTTCCCGTCCAGCCGCGCCGGCTTCAGCGCGTAGCCCACTACGATGTTCGTCATGGCCTGGCCGTTGTTCGCCGCCGTGATGCTGCCCAGCTTGAGGTAGCCGATGGGGCCCATCGTCACGCTCAAATTGGTCCGCACCGCCGTGGTCCCGTTCGGCGCCATCGCCACCTCAATCGGCGCCACGCTGTTGTAGTTCGTCCCGTCCACCGACCGCGCGAACTTGAACGTGCACGCCTGGGTGCCCGCGCCCCTCAGCTTGAACTCAATGTCCAGCGCCACCTCGCCATACCGCGTGCAATTGATCACCCGGCCCAGGTTCTCGGTCGTGGTGCTGTTGTTCGGCACGTTGTTCGTGCACCCCACCGACACCCACCGGTACTGCTGCGCCCCGGCGCTCAACGCCAGCAGCGCCAGCGCCGCCATCAGTCTCATTACATTTTTCATCATCAGTCCTTTCTCTCAATTCGTTTGCGCTCAGGCCAGCGTCAGCATCGCGAAGCTCGTCGCGCTCTTGATCACCACACCGGCCCGCACCACCGCCTTGAACGCCTCGCGGTGATAGTCGAACTGGAAGTCCGTGCTCCGCGCGAAGTCGAACTGCCGCCGCACGCCCACCGCGCAGCCCTGCGGATCCCCAAACACCGCCACCACCTTGCCCGTCTCGTCGTCGCTCGGCATGGCGCCCGTCGGAATGACCGGGTAGCCCAGGATGCTGCCGATCGCACCCAGCGCCGGCGCTTCCAGCGCGTTCTGGAAAATCGGCCGCCCCTTGCCGTCCTTGATCCCCACCATCTTCGCGAGGATTTGCGGGTGAATCCACCACTTCGCCGGCCGCGTCAGCACCCCCGCGCTCACCGTCGTCAAACAACGAATGAAGTCCTCCAACTGCAGGTCCGACACCGTTGTCGCGCTCGCCGCCGTCGCCGCCGTGCCGCCCACCGCAATGCCCGTGTAGGCCCCGTCGGTCGTGTCGTTGGTCCCGTCGGCCGCGAAACATGCCCAGTCCAGGCGATACGCCACCGCCTGCGCCAACTGCTGCATGATCCACCCCGCCAGGTCCAGCTCGGCGTCGTCCAGCACCGCCAGCGCCACGGGAATCCATGCCGCCGCCTCCTTGATCGTCAGCGTCACGCTCCCGCCCGTCGCCGCGCCCTCGGTGATCTGCGCCCCGCTGGCCACCCAATACGCGCTCGGCCGCGCCGTCATCAGCGGGATGATCTGCGTCCGCCCGCCCACCGGCATCACGCCCAGCGTGCTCCACTGCCCATACTGCAGCAGCGCGTCGTAGATCTCGTTGTAGGTCGCCTGCGGACTCACCGCCTGGCCCACCCCGCTGTCCACGCCCGTGATCGCCGTGCGCTGCTCCGGCGTCAGCTCCAGCCCTGCCGCCCGCCGGAAACATCCGAGCAACCAGGACCGGTTGAACTCGCTCGCGCAAAACCGCTTCACCGGGTCGCCATAGGCCGCCCGCCGCTCCAGCGCCAACTGCAGCTCCGCCTTGCTCAGCGCCCGCTCGAACCGCGCCGCGTCCTCCTTCGCCTTCGCCAGGTCCGCCAGCGCCTGCTTCGTCACCGCGTCCAGCCGGCTCACGTCGGCCAGCAGCGTCTCCCGCTGGCTCCGCCATTCCGCCGTCCGCTTCTCCAAGTCCGCCTGCAAGGCTTCCACCCCGCTCAGCACCCGGCTCCGAAACTGTTCCTCGCTCATCACGCCGGCCCCCGCGCTCCCGCCCAGGTCCGGCCCCAACAACTGCATCGCCACTTTCTTGATCATGTTTGTCTTTCTCTTTGCTTGTCGTTCAATCGCGTCTCAAAGCCGCTTGATCAGCGCCTCAATCCGCCCCAGGAACTGCTCCCGCGCCCGCTGCCGGGCCGTGCACGCATCAGCGGGTTGTCCGGCGTGCATGGCAGTTTCTCGCTTCGCCCGCTCCTGGCAAATCCAGTCCAAAAATCGCTCGTCCACCAACCCCGCCTTGTGCGCCCGCGCCAGGGCCGCCGCGTTCGCGCCGATGATCACCGCGCTCAGCTCCACCTGCTGCTGCTCCAGGTAGATCGCCCGCGGCCTCACGCCCTCGCCCAGCTCCAGCTCCGCCAGCTGCTGCGCATACTGCGCAGGGTCGTTGTATTCCGTCAAAACCGTCACGGGAATAAACCCCACGCTCACCGCCCGCAGATACCCCGCCTTGGTCATCTCATACCCCCGCCGCGCCAGCTCGTTGCTCGGCACGTCCACCGCCCATTGCACCGTCTCCACCAGGTGCCGCTTCTCCACCCGGAAATCCACCACCCGCCCCACCAGCTTGTCGATCGTCGAGTAATCGTGGCTGTCCACAAACGGCGCGTTCCGGCTGAACCGGTCGAACCGCCAGCCCGCCGCCCGGATCACCTCCCCGTACGAATCCACGCTCTCGTCGCTCGCGATGTATTCCACCAGCGCCGCCTTGTCATCCGCCACCCGCACCTCCGGATGGATCGTCCGTCGCAATATCTCCTGCCTCATAAGCTCGCTCCTATTCCACCTCGCCCTCCGGCCCGCTCGTCTCCGCCACCGCCACGCAGTGGCAGTTGATCACGTTCCAGGCCGCCCCGTCCGGGTCGCCCGGAAACCGCACCTCGTCCCACTCGCCAGTTTTTGGATTGACGACGGTGAACCGCTCGTCCATCCGCACCACCTGCCCGTTCATCACCCGGTGCGCGCTCCGCACGTTGCTGTTCCCGCTCGTCAGCCATCGCTTCCATTCGATCCCCGCCTCCCGCATCGCCTCGTCCCGCGCCACGCCATACGTCACCGCCGTCTCCGTCATCGCGATCCGCCGCGCCCGCTCGTGCGACGCGTCCGTGAACGCCTCCCGCACCCGCGCGCTCAGCTCCGCGATGCTCTCCCCCTGGTCCAGCCCCTCCTGCAGCGTGCTGGTGATCTGCCGGAAAATGTCCTCCGCCACGTCCGTGATCTTGTTCTCCCGCTCGTCCAGGAAACTAATCGCCCGCGCCGGCGGAAACCGCCACGCGTCGTCCGCCTTCCCCAGCTCCGCCAGCATCTGCTGCCCCGCCCGGTCCAGCGCCTCCCGCGCCACGCCCCGCATCGCCGCCGTCAGCCCCTTCCGAAATTTCTCCAGGTCAAATACGAAATCCGCCGCCGCCGCCTTCTGCCTCAGCGCCGCCAGCAACTTCGCCCCCTCCAGTTTCCGCAGCGTCTCCATCCGCGCCTTCGCCAGCTCCCGCCCGAACTTCGCCGCGAACGCCGCGATCGTCCCCCGCCGCTGCTGCATCAAATCCCGCCACCGCGCCACTTCGGCCGCGTCCCGCCGCGTGTCCACCTCGCCCGGCCCGCAGCCGCACCCGCACATCTCGCTCTCCAGCGCCGGCCCCAGCCGCAACGCCGCCTTCATCCCCCGCACCGGCTCCGGCTCCTGGTCCTGGTCTTCCTCGCCATACTCCGCCGCCTCCGCCGCGTCCGTCTCACCCCCGGCCGGCACCACCCCAAACGGCAGATACCCCACGTCCCAGCCCTCATATTCCGGCAGCCCCAGCCCCAGATACTCGCTGATCTGCCGCATCGGCATCCCTTTGCTCCAGAGCGTGTCCACCCCCGCCAGCCGCTCCTTCCTCACCTCCTGCATCACGGGATGATCGTCCCAGTCCAGCTCCGCCATCACCGTCAGCCCCGCCGCCCGCGCCAGCCGCTCCAGCGACCGGCACAACTTCGCCCCGCACGGCATGCATGTCACCGTGATGAGCTGATAAAAATCGCTCGCGCTCCCGATCGAGTAACTGGCCTTGACATCCGCCAGGCTCGGCGGCACCCCGAACGCGCAATACACCTCGTGCCGATCCTCCAGCACCCCCGCCAGAAACGCCGCGTCCACCGTCCGCACCCGCGGGTCCTCCACCGCAATGTCCCCGGTCAAAAAAATCGGCCGAAACTCGCCCCGCTGCTGCGCCTCCCGCTTTCGCCTCAGCTCCTCCAGGATTTGTTCCCGTTGCGCGTCCGTCGGCAGCCCGCTCTTGGCCACGATATACGGCCCCGTGTCCCCATTGTTCGACATCAGCGCCCGCTTGAACCGCCCCGCCAGCCACGCCGACTCCGCCGCCACCCGCGCCGCCTCCCACTCGCTCGCCCCGCGATACTCGTTGTCCGGATTCCAGTTCTTCGCCTGGATCACCTGCTCCGGCAGCAGCACATGCTGCCGCCCGGCCCCGTCCAGATACACCCATCCCTTCAGCCGCCCGCCCTCGACCACATGCCGCATCCGATCCGGCCGCGCGATGATCACCCGCACCCGCCCGGCCCCGCGCCCCGCCAGCGCCTCATCGTCCAGCACCCAAAAGCTTTCCCCCGCCAGCTTCATCCAGCCCACGAACGCCTCCACGCAATCGCTCCAGTCCAGCCCAGCCGCCGGCTCCGCCAGGAATCCCTCCAGCTCCGCCGGCCGCACCTCCGACTCCCCGCCGCCCGGCGCCCGAAACACCACCGGCACCGCCGCAATCGGCTGCGCCACCCGCTTGATCGCGCTCTGCACCCACACACTCTGCGCGTAGGGCGATCCCATCCGCTCCGTCCCGCCCCAACTCTCGCCCCGCAGCCACGCCAGTTGACTCGCCGACAGCCCCCGCCGGACCATCCGGTCCCACCACCCTCCGATTATCGCTGTCACCCGCTTCGTGATCATCGCCTAAAATGGTCTTAACTACCTCTTAACTTCCCGCACAAACGATTTTCTCCCCTCGCCGGTGTCTTTTCCCCACCGCCGACTCTCCCGCGCCTATAAGTCGTTTTGGCGCGGCTCGCCAGGATTTTCCGCCCGATCCATTCCGTCACCTGCGGACAGACCGCATTCCCCGCATGATGTCGCATCCGGAAATGTTCCGCATCCAGTCCTTTGGGAATCCCATGTAGGCGAGACTTTCGGGCCCGCTCAACCATCTGATGCCGTCCGTCCTCCTCAGCAATGAGAGGCTCGTGTAGGCACAGTTGGGAGCCGCTCCCATTCGCGCATAGAGTATACCCATGCCATTCATCTGCGCTGCACCGTATCGCCTGCTGCGACGCGCTAGGAACGTTTGCCATTGGTCCGGCGTCAAATAACAACTCCAATGGGGGCGCCTGTCCAAGACGCGCGACCACGAACACCCGGCGGCGGCGCTGGGGGACTCCGAAATATCCAGCGTCCAACACGCGCCAGACACCCACATACCCGACTTGCGCCAGACTCTCGATGATCTGTCGGAAATCCCAACCTTGGTTGATAGTGAGTATGTGAGGGACGTTCTCAAGCACGATCCATTCAGGTCGGACTTCCCGCATAATGCGCAGTGCCTCATACCATAGCCCTGACCTTTCACCCTTGAGTCCATAACATGATTTCCCGGATGCGACTGAGATATCCTGGCACGGGAAACCCGCCGTGATGCAATCCACCCCACCGAGTGTCCCGTCGCACTCCCGGATGTCTCCATATCTTCGCGCGCCCGGAAATCGCCGGCCAAGCACGGCCCGGCAGACCGGGTCAATCTCGACCTGCCATTTGATCCGCCACCCGGCCCGCTCAAACCCAAGGTCGAATCCGCCGATCCCCGCAAACAAACTGCCGCATGTCGGTCGTCGTTCATGACTCATCATATCACCGCCGCCCCAAATCCCATCCGCCCCACGCTCGCCGCGTGCAGCGCCAGCGCCTTGGCCCAGAATCGATCGCAAT